GAAGATCAGAGATTACTTTATTGGCATTATAACAGTGGATTAAGGTACGTTATGTCTGATATGATGATGCTTACTGGACAAGTAAAACCAGAGGCATCTTGGAAGGGATGGCAAACTCTTCCCGATATGGACCAGCAAATTGGGTATACTGGAGCAGCAACTGGTGGATTTGTATTTTCAAATCCAACAGAATACCCAGTTAAACTTACAATATTAACAGCAAGCTAATGGCAACTAGACCTATAATATGCCCACCACAGCCTATGGATGGATTCCTTTTTCGGAAGGATAAATTTGTGCTAGAGGAAGATTATAACATAACTAACTTTTTTGATTTCAGTGATCTCCAGGATGAGGTTATAACATATTCTAGATTAAAGATATCACTGAAAAGAAGTAAAAGCGTAAGTATAAGCCAAACCGATATTGGTGACGAAAACGGGTTTGTTAAATGGGTAGCTGTAAAAGTAAAATATCCATCGCCTAAAAATACTGTACTTTATGGAGCTCAAACTCCAATTATACCTGGAGTTCCCACTCCAACTAACGGAACACCACAGGTAAAAAAATACATCTATTGGACTTACAGAGGAAACACCTATAACATCGGAGAGATGATGATATTGACTGGCGGAAAACTGGGCTCGACGGATTCTGAAAAAACCGGATGGAACCTNAGTGAGGATTTCTTACCGTATGAAGATGGTGGAATTATATTCAGTAACCCACACACGGATATTGATGTAAAGCTTGAAATTATTATAGCAAGATAATTTTTTCCAAAAAAATTACTTTTAGGCGAATATATAATGGAAAAGTTTCAATATCACAGGTGTGATATATAGAAAGTAAAAAAACACAAGTAGAATGGACTTACTTAATCAATTAAAAACTCTTAGGGAAACAACCACTAACCCTGAGGTTAAATCTATTTGCGAATCTCACATTAATAAGATACAAAATGGAGAGTCTGTAAATGAATCCGCTATCCTCGAATCAGTAGATCAGGTAGTAAAAGAAAGTGAAGGTGAAAACACACCAAACCCTATCGAAATGATAAGAAACCAAGAGATAGCAAGATCTAGGTCTGCAGCTCAAAGTCTTATGGAGTCTTGGGGAGGAATTGGATCGACGTATTCTAAAAATTCAGGTTCTTACGTAGATGGTACAAAAGATGAATCTAGTGCTGAAATGGAAAACATTTCTGAGAGCTTAAGAGAAGTAGCAGAAACTGATGCTTCAGCAAGGGCTTTTATCGACTCACAAGCAGTTAATAACCTTGGAGTATACGAGTCCATCCTTTCTTTAAAAGGAACTGGAATTTACGAACATCCTAATGTTAAAATACTATGTGAGAAGTTTACACACTTGTTAAAGAGTAATAATATTCCTGAATTTCTTCTAGCTGAATCTTTTATTCAAGAGCTTGAAAATTTTAAATGGGATAATAAAGTAAAATCTGCTTTGGAAGCAGTTAATGAGAAAGTCCAATCTCTATTGCCTGAGATCGAAGTATCAAAGGCTTTATATTCAATTGAAAAAAGCGCAGGATCTGACTTTTATTCTCCTGTAACTGAATCTCTAAATAAGTGGTTAATTTCTGAGAATAAATCAGTTACTCTTCTTTCTAAGGAACTTTCTAGATGGTCGTTCAACCCTACCGTTAGAAACCTAGTTAATAACCTTTCCTTAATGGAGTCTACTGAGACTAAGTTAAGTATACCAGTTAATAACGGGAATTCTTCTGTAATGAAAGTATATTCTCCTGTCCATGTAAGTGGTGGTAAAACAGTATTTACTATAGGTAATAATATCTTCGAGGGAAATTCAGAGGGTGTTAAAAGACTTTCTAATGTAGAATATTCTTCCTTACCTGAATCTTATAGATCTTTATTGGAATCTTTTTATTCCCCTATGGTTAAGATTAACGAGAACGGGTTAAGCTTTTACGTAGGTAACAGCAGCTTTAAGATTGTTGAAGAAAATGACTCAGCTGCTATTTACTCAAAAGATACTAAAATTAACTTCAGCGATCTGAACCAACTCGCAAAACAAGTTGCTTTGGAAATTTCTGGAAGTTTGGGTGTTAANGAATCTAAAGCAGTTTCGGACCTAATCAATCTTTATAATGGGTTCTCAAGTATCGTTGAATTGGATTTTGCTAAAAGACTGGAGTCTAAAGTATTTGAAGGTGTATCTGTCAATCTAATTAAATGGAATTCAAAAATCTATCTGAATAGGATTAACGAGGGTATGAACGAGAATTCATTATTCCAAGTTAATGGATCTCAAGCTAGTAATATGGTTAAGGATCTTATGAAATATGACATTTCTGAAGGACTAACAGAATTTTTGGAGGGTGAGAACAAGATCAAGTCTATTATGTTGAATGATAGAAAACAGATTATTGACAATATCTCCATTGTAGAAAATGAGATTAATAAAATTTCAAATTTGATGTCAACCAATCCTCTCTATGAAAACTCTAAAGAGATGGTGAGAGCTAAGCATATGCTAGAGCAGGAGTTAGGATCTCTAAGGAAAAAATGGGCAGCAGTTAACGAAGAGATCGAAAGGATTGAATCTGCACCTGTCGAGATAAACGAGCTTAATGAAGATGAGAAATTTACAGTAGGTGACTACGTAAAGGTAAAGGAGTCTGGCAATACTGGAAAAATAATTTCTATAGACAGTACTTCTGGATCCTATACAGTTCTTATGGATAACGGAAGAACAGGCGATTTCAGAATGGATGAGATTGTTGATATTGAGGAGGCATTAAAATCTGCTGGTGAGGAAAACCAAGAAGCAGACGAGACTCAGGAAGAAATTAAGGAGCAAGAAATGGCAGTAGCTCCTGAAAAACAAACTGAATCTGCAAAAGACAAAACTCCAGCTGCTACATTAAAGGCTAATACATCTGCAGCCCCTTCTGCTAAAGATCAAGACGATGCTGGTAAAAAGGACATCGAAAAGGAAGATCATGCTAATTTAGAGGAAGCACCAGAAGGGAGCGAGAAGGAAACCAAATATGATATTAAGTTAAAAGATTCTTTGGTTGACAAAGTGGGATACAACGTAAATGAAAATTCGGAAGACGTTGATTCACCTGAAGTTGAAATGGCTGAGGCTCCTGTTGATGGTAACACTGAGTTATCTGAAAGAGACGTTGAAAACACCGATCAAAACCTAGCAGAAGCGCCAGGTGGAAGAGATCATGCAGATTACGACGTAAAAACTGCTGATGCAGAGGAGAAAAATCCTGACATGGTTAAAACGGATCCTGAAATGGCTTCAGCTCCTGGCGNCGATACNGGTAAAGAAATGCATCACGAAGTTGGTAAAGAAATGGGATATAATCTTGATGAAGCCGATGGTGTTGAAAAGACAGATCAACAACTTGCAGTAGCACCAGGTGGTGAGAACAAAGCGGAATATGACGTTGAAGTTGCTAAAGCAGAAAAAGCAGTAGCAGACGTTATGAAAACAAACCAAGAATTAGCTGAAGCACCTGCAGCAGGAACTGAAGCTGAAACTGATGTTGAGGTTAATACTGAAATGGGATATAACCTAGACGAGAGTGAGGAGTCAAAAAAAAACTAAAAAAAATACTTAGTAAAGTTTGGTCCTTTGCTCCAACTGGAAAGGAACAATCAGAATCTCCAGAACCTTTCGTCGATAATATAGCTGATAAAATGAGCGTTGCTCCAGATGGAAAAAAACCTTCTGGGGAAACGCTCATTTCTTTTGATGAGGATCCCGAGGAGGATAAGATCTAGACCGAAACTAACCTCGGGGTTTAATCTAAAAATAATATAAGTGAAAAGGTTATGGCAAAAGCGTATGTTAGAAATAAAGATTTGATGGCTGCTATCCTAGAATCTAAAGAAAAGGGTGAGCTTACTGCTGAAACTATTGAGATGTTTGGTCTTATGGTTCAGGGTATATCAAAAAAAATGGCTTATCGGGATCCTGATGATAAAGCAGACTGTATGGCTTTTGCTATGGAGGACCTTTGTAAATATTGGAATAGATTTAATCCAGAAAAGTCCAACAATCCTTTTGCATACTACACACAAATTGCAAAAAACGGATTAGCAAAGGGATGGAAAAAAATACATCCACCAAAAGCACCAAAAACAATTCCTTTCTCTTATATAACAGGTGATGACAATACATATAATGTATAAAAATGCCGGATATAAAGAAAATAAAACCCAATGGGGATTATAAATCTGGGTTATATGTTCCGCAGAATCCGGACAAGTATATAGGTGATGTCCATAATATAATCTGTAGATCTTCTTGGGAATTTAGATTCTGTCGATATTGTGATAATAACGAACAGATATTAAAGTGGAGTTCTGAACCTATTTCTATACCTTATTACAACCCACTTGATAAAAAGGAGCACCAATATAATGTTGACTTCTATATGCAAGTAATGAAGGATGACGGGGAAACTCAGGATTGGATAATAGAGGTAAAACCAGAAAAGCATTTTAAAAGACCGATACTGGAAGGAAATTCAACTCTTAAGAAGTTGAAGTCTTACAATCATAAAATGCAAATCTGGATTACTAACCAAGCCAAATTTAAAGCTGCCCAAAGATGGGCTGATGCTAGAGGATATAAATTCGGTGTGGTTGATGAAAATTTCTTATTTAAAAGCAAATGATTGTCCTTGATATAACCGTACATATTATCTGTGGATTCATGATGTTGGGTTGGTCTTTTTTTGAGATTGATAAATCTTTTTATAAAAAAAGTAAGTATTAATATGAAATCCTTCGAGGATCAAATAAAAGCCCTAAGAGGTGAATTCTCTTCGACCTCACAGATTTCTACAGATTCGAATTCATACTACCTTAAAAAATATGGACCCGATGGTACTGGAGGTTCTATGGAATTTAATGGAACTTTTGTTCCTGGTAAGTTTTATACATGCGAATACAAAACTAAGACTAGAGTTTCAGACTCCCATCCTTTTATAGATAGGTACCCACTTTTTATCTTTCTAAAAAAGGAAAAGTATAAGGATACATCAATAATGATTTCTATGGATTTAAACGTTATCCCTCCCGACTATAGAGGCAATATACTTTTTAAACTTTGGGATCAGTATTATTCCTTGTTTAAAGAAAATAGCAATACTACATACAACTCACAGTTACCAATAACTAATATATCGAATTCCTTTAAAAGGCTACTTGAAGGGACTGGTTGGAAAACTTCTTTGACTGGATTTAAATCTGAATTTATTAGTGGTGTAAAAGTTGTCGACTATGAGGATTTAGTTAGAATCCCATACCTTTCCGATTTTAGAATAGAGGGTCAATCAGTTAATGGGATATATAATAATTATAGATCGAAATTAAATGTTTAGTCTCTAATACAAAACTAGATCACATTATTTTAAATGGCCGGATTTAACGAAAACCAAGGTGGAAACCCAATATTACAAAGAATCAGAGAGTCTGTAAAGTCTCTCAGCAACTTTGGTATGAGGTATGGTGACATGGTAATTAAGAATTCCCAGGCTATTGGTACTACCGAGGCGGAGTTCATGAAGAAGCAATCTATCGATGACGAGAGTTTGCTTTATTCTTTAGGTAGACAAGATACCACCACCAGACAGTTTATAGGTTACTATGACAAAGAATACTCGGGAAAAAGAGACTACCTAAGAAAATTTGCACTGAATCCGGAAATAGAGTATATCCTAGATACTGTTTGTGATGAAGCCATTACTTTCGATTCTTATAATTTCTTTGCNCATCCTGCTTTTTTGAATCTAACTGGAATTAANGATAANGTAAAGGATCGTATAGACGAGAATTACAAGAAGCTTTACGACATGTTTGGCTTTAATGATGATATTAGTGCCTGGCAATATTTTAGGCAGTTAATGGTTGATGGGTTCTTAGCTTTTGAGATTGTTTATGACGATAAAGGTAAGAGTATAATAGGATTTAAGGAACTTGATGCTACTACCCTTATGCCATCTGTTGAAAAGCAAGCAGATGGAACTTATCTTAATGTCTGGTACCAATACCCTAAGGATATAAATAAAAGAAGAATGCTTTATGATTCACAAATTATTTATATCTCCTTTGCAAAGGGTAATACAGTTTCTAGAGTTAGTTATGTTGAAAGACTTATTAGNCCTTACAATGTACTAAGAATTATCGAATACACTAGGGTTATTTGGTCTGTTATGAATGCTTCNTTTAGAATGAAGATGACAGTACCAATCGGATCTAGATCTCCACAAAAGTCTATGCAAACTTTGGGCGAGCTTATGAGTATCTATAAGGAAGATATTAGATTCAATGACGAAAGTGGTGAGTTAACTGTTGATGGTAGACCTAAGATACAGTTTTATAAGAACTATCTTATGCCTTCTGGAGTTAATGGAACTCCAACTATAGAACCTATTAACAATGCTGGACCAAACCTAAATGATCCACAGCCTCTTGCTTATTTCTACGACAAACTGGTTCAGGAATCAAAAGTACCCTTTTCTAGATTCCAGGGTCCTGACGGAGGGTCTATAGGTAACTATTCGAACGGAGCGGAGGGTCTTGATAAAGAGGAAATAAGATTCGGCAAGTTCATAAGTAGACTTAGATCTATTTTCCAGGATATATTGATAAAGCCTTTGTGGATACAGATGTGTAAAGACTTTCCTGAACTGGAAAAAGACTATCTATTTAAAAGTCAACTTGGTCTTAAGTTTGTTTCTGACAATCCCTTTAGAACAAACCAGGAAATAGAAACAATGCTAAAGAAAAAGGATCAAATCGATGGCATGTACGGTCTTACTGACGATACCGGTGAGCCTTTCTTCTCTTTAGCTTATTTAATTGAATCCCATTTAGGTATGAACTCTGACGATATTAAGGCTAACAAAGAGGCAGTAGAAAAAAGAAAAGAGGAAGAAGCTAAGAAGGCTAAATCCGAAAAGGAAGAAAAACCAGAAGATGAAGAAGCTCCTGGTGGAGAGGGAGAAGAAGCACCACAAGAATAAAGATAGNAAATGGCAGGTTTTTTAGATTATGTAGCAGAAAGATCCTTCTTAGGTAATTTATATAAAAATTTATCTAAGGTAGGAAGATTTGGGATGGAGTACGAGGATATGGTTATCCGTAATTCTCAGGCTGTTGGTGCTACTGAATCTAATTTTTTCAATGAACAGGGAACTGGTTTTACTGAGAATAATGCTTTTTACTGGACTTTAGGTTACCAGGACACTAAGGTAAGAAAATACATTGCTTATTTCGATAAAGATTACCTTGGGAAAAGAGACTTCTTAAGAAAATTCTCACTCAATGGAGAGATTGATTTTATCCTGGACACATTAACCGATGATGCTATCAATTATGATGATAAGAACTTTATAGGTTATCCTTCGCTTTCAAACATAGACCTTAAACCAGAGATTGTTGATAAACTGGATGAAACATATAGAAATCTTTATATGTTATTTGGGTTTCAACAAGGAATTCTTGGATGGCAATATTTCAAGCAATTCTTGATTGATGGATTTCTTGCCTTTGAAATAGTGTATGCAACAGATGGTAAAAAAATTGTTGGCTTTAAGGAGCTTGATCCGACATCTCTACAACCTGCTACTGAGCCACAACCTAATGGTGAATTTCAGCAAATCTGGATCCAGTATCCGGAAGACACTAAAATGACCAGAAAGCTTAAGAGTGAACAGGTAATATACATCTCTTACGCCAAAGGGAATACTATATCCAGNGTAAGTTATGTTGAGAGATTGATAAGATCTTATAACATTCTTAGGATCATGGAAAATACCAGGGTAATATGGAATGTGATGAATGCCTCGTATAGACTTAAGTTTGTTATACCTGTTGGTAGTCAATCACAGCAAAAAGCCATGCAAACCCTCGGACAGCTAATGTCCGTATACAAGGAGGAGATGGAAATAAATGATTCTTCTGGTGAATTGACTGTAAATGGAAGACCGAAGGTACAATTCTATAAAAACTACTTATTTCCAGAAAAGGATGGACAATCTCCACAGATTGAAACACTTGATCCAAATGGTCCTGATTTCAATGTAATGGATAATGTCATATACTTCTATAATAAGTTAAAGCAGGATTCTAAAATACCTTACGCTAGATTCTCATTCAGAAGTGGAACACCAGCTAATTACCAGATTAGTATAGATCAACTGGAAAGAGACGAGATTAGGTTTGAGAAATTCTTGACAAGACTTAGGTCCATTTTCCAGGAAATATTAGTAAAGCCTCTTTATATCCAGATGTGTCTAGATTTTCCGGAGCTTTCTAAAGATAGATCTTTTAAATCCAATTTGGGACTAGATTTTACTAGAGAGAATCTATTTGAAGAATTTATACAACTTCAGAATTATACCAAGAGAACTCAGTTTATTAACGATTTGAGTGAAATGAAGCAAAAAATTGGTGAGGAAGAAGAATCATATTTTGACAAGGACTTCTTAATCAAGAGATATCTCGGGCTCACTATGGACGAGTATAAAAAGAACGAGAAATATAAGGAAGCCGAAGCTAAGCTTGCTGAGGAAAAAGCTAAAGAATCTGGATCTGAAGGTGGAGAAGAAGGCGGAGGTGATACATTCACTTTATAAATTTTATTTAAATGGATCTAAAGGATCTTCTATCTTCAAAGAAAATTCTGGTAGTTGGAGACGTTATATTAGACCATTACATCTATGGTAAGGTCTATAGAGTTTCTCCGGAAGCTCCAGTACCTGTGGTTTTAAAATCAAATTCAACATATTGTTTGGGTGGTTCTGCAAACGTTGCCCAAAATGTTTCTTCTTTTGGATCTGAGTGCTGGTTGCTTGGTGTTTATGGAGACGACTGGGGATCTCTAGAAATTGATAATTTACTTAACCAAAGGAATATACATTCTTTAATGATAAAGGATTGGTCTAGACCAACTGTAGAAAAAACTAGGGTTATTGGAAATAACCATCAGATTGTCAGAATAGATTCCGAGACAAGCGATTCGTTGATACCAGATATTCAAGACGAGGTATTGAAATCCTTTAATGACATTATACACCAGATGGATGGTGTTATTATACAGGACTATGGAAAGGGGATGCTTAGCTCTGAACTTATACGTAAAATGACTGATATCTGTATTGATCTTGGTATACCCACACTTACTGATCCGAAGGATAAGGATTTTTCTAAATACACAGGATCTACCTGGATAAAACCAAACCTCAGCGAGTTTAAGGCTTCTCTTAACATCCCACAGCATGAAGGCGTTGACTTAAAACGGACTATGAAACTGATGGATTCTTTGATGGACTCTTTTGGTTTTAGCGGTGTTTTACTTACTCTCTCAGAGGATGGAATGGTGCTAAAGACAAATTCAGATTTTGAACAGGCTGATGGAATTCAAATAGAGGTGACTGATGTGTCTGGTGCAGGTGATACCGTTAGTGCTGTTTTCATGCTTTTGTTAATAAACGATGTGTCTTATCTTGATTGCTTGAGAATATCCAATGTTGCAGGTTCTTTGGTTTGTCAGGCATCAGGAGCAGTACCTGTTGATTCTAATAGCCTATACATGACACTACTTAAAAATTCTTGGGTCATCACAAGTCGATCTGGAGAACCTATCTTAGTTTAGATCGTTTTTTTAGTACGTTTTGGTTTCTTAGATTTGTATAATAATAAAAACATATGAAGAAAGAACTAGAAATATTCATGAAGATAGAGGGACTTTCTGGTAACGGATCCCAGAAGGTGAAACAAACACTCATTTCTGAAAATTTATCTAACGAAATGGAATACCTTTTGGATGTTTGTTTTAACCCGTTTATTACAACAAAACTCCACAAGTTAAATATCAATACCCATACTCCTGGAAGAAAATATCAGAGAGATCCAGAGGAGTTTTGGAACACATTTAAAACTTTGGTGGAAGAGCTTAAAGTTGCACCTGCTGCAAATGATTCTCTTAGGCAAAGGGCTGAGGATCTTCTTGAACACACTTTTGATCCTGACGGCGACGTTGATCTAGGTATAAGGAAGATGCTCATGAAAGTACTAACCAAAAGGATGAATATCGGACTAGGTGCTAAGCTAATCAATAAAGCGGTTGGTAGTGAAATTATCCCGGATCCTTCTTTGATGCTTGCAACGGACAAACAGGGGGAGATTGAAACTTGGGACAAAATCTATTGTGAAGAGAAGTACGATGGGGTTCGTGTTATAGCTATGATGAATCCTGATAGGTCATTCTCTTTTTATACTCGTGCATTCAATGAGCTGGACTCATCTAAATTAAGCAAGATTTCGAAGGATCTTTCAGTGATCTCTGATAAGGCTGGATACACTAATGTATTTTATGATGGTGAGTTAACGGATTTTGATAGAAAGTCAGTTTCCGGAAAGGTCACACAGATTTTAAAAGGAACTGCCCCTGACAATATAGATGACAATTTCCTCTTCAATGTGTTTGATTTGGATGACAACACAACGCTTGAAAATGGCAAGGGCTCTGTACTGTATACAGAGAGAAGGAGTTCTCTTGCAGAGACGTTGGATTTCCTACCCGAGAATTCCAATATTAGACTTGGCCAGATGTGGGAGGTAGATTCAATGGAAGACACACTAGTTATCTATAAGAGAATCGTTGACGATGGAGGTGAAGGTGTGATTTGTAAGAATGATCATTTCTATGAGTGTAAGAGAAGTAAAAGCTGGATTAAACTTAAAGAAGTTAATGATTGTGACCTTGAGATAATCGGCTGGTACCCAGGAGAGGGTAAAAGAGAGGGATATATCGGAGGATTGGTTTGTACAGACCAATCAAAAACCCTTAACGTAAAGATAGGTGCTGGATTCACTGATAAGGATCTCGAAATATTAAGTAAGAATCCTGATGATCTGGTAGGTAAAATAGCTGCTGTCCAGTACAACGTTACAATTACAGATAAGTATGAAAATAGAAGTCTTTTCCTACCTAGATTTATAGAGGTTAGAACCGACAAAACCCTATCAGACGATATGTCTAAACTGTTCTAAATGGGAAACTAAAGGCTCTTTTCTCTGTACAAGAGTAAAGAGCTTTTTATGATAGATCAACTCCTTACAGAGAAGTTAAGACCAAAGGAAATTAAGCATATGATCTTGCCAAACAGGATCAGATCGCTTTTTGATAATAAAGGTCTTAACCATAACGTTTTATTAGCTGGGTCTCCAGGATGTGGTAAGACAACACTCGCTAAAATACTTTCAAACGGTTTACCCCATATCTTCATCAACGTATCTGATGAGAGTTCGGTAGATACCATTCGTACCAAGATCAACGATTTTTGCTCAACTATGAGTATTATGGACGGAAAATCCTCCAAGAAAGTAGTTGTTCTTGACGAGTTTGATGGAGCTTCTGATCAATTCTATAAAGCCCTTAGAGGAACTATTGAAAAATTTGCTTCGAATACTAGATTTGTAGCTACCTGTAATTGGCTAAATAAGGTACCTGAGGCTATACAGAGTAGATTTGAAGTAATCAACTTTGACCCCATTAGTCAGTCTGAGGAGGAATTTCTCAGAAAAGAATGGAGATCTAGGATTAAATTAATTCTCAGTAAGCTCTCAATTTCTATAGACGATGCTTCGCTCGACGAGTTTGAGAAGGAATACTTTCCTGATTTAAGGTCTTCTTTAAATAGGATACAGTCTTGGGTTATTGAAGGGGTAAAGGAGATAGACATTTCTAGAGTTAGAGATTCTGGCTGGTCTTACGATGACCTATACAATATGATTTTTACCTCGAAGGACCCAATCAGTAATTATCAGGTTATAGTGGGTCAATACTCCTCTAAGGTCGATGATGTAATGGCAGCCTTGGGAGAAGAATTCATACAGTGGATAATGAAGAACAAATCATCATATGCTAAGATAGTTCCTGCGGTAGTTGTCGAGGTAGCACACCACCAAGCACAAAGACAGCTTGTAATTGACCCAGTAGTAAGTCTGCTATCTTTGATTTTTAAAATACAAAAACTTGTAGAATAATGGATTTATTACCAGAAGAAATAAGAAAAAATACGTATATCTATAAGTTCTATAAAAGAGGCGAAAAGGCAATGATGTACGAGCAGATTGAACCTACAGAGAAAAGAACAGTTGCCTATGAGGTTTTTAAGAGAAAAATTGATAAGCCGAAGGTTGTTTTTGGTATAGAACTTAACGAAAGAGAGATTTTCCCAGGAAACGAGGATTTTGGTAAATGGGCTTGGGCAATATCTGATAAGCAAAGAGCATTAGATAAGTTTGACTCGATAGAGAATCAGTCTGATGAATAAACAGGGACTAATTTTTGTCATCATAATAGCTCTTGCTCAATCTGGTGCTTGGTTTCAGCAGTTTTCCCAGATAAAGTGGGATTGGTTTAGGACCAATACATGGTTTAATATAGGAATACTCGGTATTCTGTTATCAATACTTTTCGTTTATGGTGCTAAGATTGGATATGAGGCCTGGGAGAGTGTTTGGAAAATAAGACTAATCCAATTTGCCATCGGTGCTTTTGTTGTTTCTTTTTGGAGTTGGTTTATACTTGGGGAGGGAGTTAATCTAAAGACCTTCGTTTGTTTGATGTTGGCTTTGGGTATTATACTTATACAGGTTTTTTGGAAATAGAATGAAAAGATTAATTATAGTAGGAAAGGGAGGATCTGGTAAAGATTACCTTAGAAAAAAACTGGAAGACGTAGGTTTTAGGTATTGCGTTTCACACACCACCCGTCCTCCAAGAGAAGGTGAGGAGAATGGTAAAGACTACCACTTTATATCTCTGGATACTGCAATCCATGAATTTATTGAAACCAAAAGGTTCTATGAGCATGTAGTTTTTAATGATTGGATATATGGAACATCTTTAGAGGAATTTTATTCAAGCAACCTTTTTATAATGACACCTTCTGGACTTGAGTCTATGAAACGTGAGGATAGGATCGAATCTTTTGTTGTTTATCTAGATATTGATGAATCGACTAGGAGGGAAAGACTATCCCAAAGAAATGACGCAGATAAGCTAGAGAGAAGATTAAATGCTGACTACTTGGATTTTAAGGATTTTAAGGATTTTGATGAGAGAATAGAAGATCCTTATTTTAATGAAACCGGAGATTGGGGAAATTTAAATTTTTATAAGAATGATTAATGTATTAATAGACGGAAATTACATCTTCCATAAAACTTTTGGTGTTTTTGGTGGATATGGGAATAAGAATCCAATGGATATATTGGGTACATCGAACGAGCAATCTATGTTTATTCGTAAAATATCTACTGATCTTACATCTTCTTTAAGATCTATCCCAACCGGGGGTAGGTTGGTTTTTGCTGCGGACAGCAGAAGCTGGAGAAAGGACGTTGAGATAGAAGGTGGTGGATATAAATCAAATAGGGTTAAGGACGAGGAGGTTGATTGGAGTGTTTTCTTTAACCTTTTAACTTCTTATGGTGAGCATTTAGAAAAAATGGGATTTGTATTTTCTAAAGTTAATGGAGCAGAGGGAGATGACCTCCTTTATTTTTGGGCTGACTATCTTAACTCTAAAGGAGAAAATTGTATTATTATTTCTGGTGATAAGGATTTACACCAACTGGCTAGATGGAAAAATGACAACTGGACCATAGTATGGAATGCAAATTCTAAAAACAATGTGCTTTCGGTTCCAGAAAATTGGGAAGATGGATGGCTTAACAAAAACCCTGCTGCTAGCGTTTTTGATATGGGAAGTGTAATGGACCCAGATAAGGAAAAACTTAAGACGTTTATCAATAAGGTTGAGGTCAATGAGATTGTACCGAGGAACTTCGTATTCATAAAAATGCTAGTTGGTGATAAAGGAGATGCAGTACCTGGCATCTGGGAAGTCCAGAAGGGATCTAGAACACACAGAATTACTCCAAAAAAAGCAGAGTCTATTCTCGAGTCTCTCCAATCTACTGAGTGGGCTAAAACACCCTTTTCCGAATTGATTGAAGATGATAACTTTTTACAATGGACCTCGAAATATTGTTTGAAGTTATTGGACGATGTTGATAGTAAGGAAAATAGAGAAAAGGCCTCTGAGAATCTCAAGAGAAATTATAAGCTAATGTGGTTGGATAAGGCAGTTATACCACAGGAGGTTATTGAAGGAACGATTGATGAATTAAAAAGAGGAATATCTTTACCCAAGAAGTCTATAACTTTGGATAGGGTAAAGATCATAGAGGGAACTAGCTGGGTGAGTGCACAGAATGCTCCAAGTCAGTTTGATCCATTTAAAGACTTTAATTGATGGAATTATTTGATGTAGTAAAAACTATTTTTAAAAAGGATAGTGAATGGGACAAGGTTTCCAGGAATGATAAAGTTAGAAACTTTTTTATGGTAAACAGGATAATGTCCATACAGTTTCCCATACAGGCTGACCAGTTCAACCACACTAAGGTTCTACCTAGACCTGTTATTGACTGGTGGCACAACACATTAAGTAAACATTATACAAAGATGCCTAGATGGATATTTACAAAAACTAAGAAAGTTCCAGGGGTATCCACTAAGATTACTGATTACGAAGCTGATAAAGATGTAGAGCTTTTTGTCCTAAATAGGTTTGAAATTTCAAGAAGGGAACTCTCGGATCTTAAGAACTTCTACCCCGAAAAATATAGGGATTGGATGGAATCTGTGAGCGATCAGATTTCCGGGACAAAAAAGTAAGAGGCAGATATATAAAATATACTTAGCCCCCTCAACTGATATAATATGAGAAAAGATTTCACGAGACTAATAGAGAAGCTTGTACAAAGCTTAGATTGGGATACTATTTTTGGTGTTCATAAGACTTTTAAATTTGGAATAGGTGAAGGTAGTGAGGTTATTCCTGGACTTAAAAGAAAAATTTATAGCGAATCACTTACAAAAAATGACGTTAAGAATGAACTTAAGGCTCTATTGAGATTTGTCGTAAACAATGACATTTCTAAATTTTCTTATGGTCCTTGGATGATTTTCTGGTTTAATCAGGATTGGGATATCATATTTGAGGAAGATGAGAATTTGGAGGGTGAATTAGAAATTGATGATTATAGAGTTGAATCTAGATTGGAGGTATTATTTTCCCCTCAGAGGATATGTTTAACTGTAGATGCTAAACCAGAAGAGGTGGGGGATGCACTCTCAAACGAAGAGGCTGTACTCACTAAAATGCTGAAGAAAGCACTGAAGTCAGAAAATTATGAGATTGCTGGTAAGATACAGGAACTACTGGATCTAAATAATTCGGAGTCGACTTCGGATAAATAGATAAAATATATTCACATTTTGAAGTACATCAAGACCATAAATGAATTTTTCGACGTAGGAGTATTCGGTGATACCTACGGATATGGTGGTGCTAACGGTATTTTTAAAGTACAGTATAAGCCATACAAAGATTTGTCAGTTTCTGTTGGTCCTGATCCTAATCAAAAAAGAAATGTGAAGGGATCACAATTCCAGGTTGGAGACTTAGTTATAGGTACCCCAGTAGATGCTAAGGATAAAGTAGCGGGAATGATAGTTAGATCTGAAAGAACCCCAGATAATAAGTCTTATCGTTATTTTGTACAGGTCCAATCTAAAGGTAAGGACAAAGAGGAAGTTTTAGAGTTAATTCCAGATTCTGTAGAATTTATTGATAATGGGGACAGAGGACATAAAGAAATTATCTCTCACTTTAAGCTTGATAACATGCCTTCCGGGGTTTATAATTCACCTACAGTTTATAATAACACCAAACTTGGTATAGAAGCTATCGGAAGTTAGAAACTTTAACCGATCTTTCTGCTAAAATGTATTGATGATACTAGGCAGGAACTTGAACCAAATTGGATATGTTAACCGGGATTTGAATCCTGTCGANGGTGANTTGCACCTTTTNCTTTNACATATTTTTGAAAGTGTTACTAAAGATCATTCCAGAGGAATCTCTGTAACTTGTTTGGAAATCCACCAGGGGTTTCCAATATTTGACTTCTCGTTAATAGAGGAGGATAGCAAGGAGTCTAGTGTTATCTGGGACATCTTCCAATTTATAAAATCCAGTAAACATAGGATATTTTTCTTCCTTCCAAATTATTATTTTCTAGGAAGTCAAATACCTAGNGTTATCGAGGATAGTAAATCTTTAATTTCTTCTCTGTCCATATTGNTAGATCAAATAGGAATTAGAGAAACNTCTATAATACTAAGGGTAGGAAGCGCATATGGTGCAAGAAAAGTCACACTCGATAGATTTTGTTCTGAGATTGAGAGCATGGAAAATTCGGTAATAGAAAAGCTATCTGTTTGTAACGACGAAAAGCCAAGTTTATTTTCGGTAACCGATTTACTAAGTGGTGTTTTCTATAGGATTAATATACCGATAGTTTTTAGATTCCTTCCTCATCAATTCAATAGTGGTGGACTTTCAACAAGGGAAGCATATTTCTTAGCTGTTTCTACATGGGTAAAAAATAAAATCCCGGTATTCATTCACTCAGAGTCTTCTGAGGTTGATGGAAATGGTGTATCACTTTCACCATCAGCCTCTTCTTCCCTTTCGTACCGAATTCCAACATTTGGTCTAGAAATAGATGTTATTATTGATATGCCTTCTGGACTTGATGGATGTTTAAGCTATTTAAGTAGATACATTTCGCTTAAACCAATGGTGATTAATAAAGTTGGTAAGAAATAATTTTTTCTTACGCTTCTTTCCTTTAGTTTTGAGTAAAATAAGAATATGCCCGAGTTAGCTGAATTAAAACTTACCTCTGATTACGTGAACGGTGTTTCTGAGGGTAAGATTTTCACCCACATAACTAAAAATCCCGATCACAAATGGAAGGATGTTGATTTTGGTGAGAAATTCTACATTAAGTCATCAAGCAGAGGTAAGGAGATAAAAATGACTCTAATTTCTGTTAATTCTGACAAGAAAGAAAACTTGATGATGACCATGGGAATGGGAGGACACTTTAAATGGGCATCCCAGGGGGAGTCTTTTAGAAATACCCACCTTTTCTTCCATTGTAATGACGGTGGACATTTAGCCTTTGTTGATGTGAGGAGATTTGGTAAATGGAAGTGGGGAGATTGGAATAAAGATAGAGGTCCAGATCCAACCACAGAATATTTTCTTTTTTGTAATAACATTTTACAAAATCTACATAAAAGAGCCTTTGATAAGCCCATTTATGAGGTACTAATGAATCAGAGGTACTTTAATGGAATTGGGAATTATCTGAGAGCAGAGATTTTGATCAGGATTCCTGATGAAGATCCGTTTCAATCTGCTAGAGAATTTATCAGTAAAAGAAATTGGGAGCTATTTGAATTATGTAAGAATATACCAATTCTTGTTTATGAAATAGGTGGAGGTACACTAAAGGATTGGAAGAATCCTTTTGGTGAGGTATCNTCNGTTCGNGATTTTATGAAGTGCTACGGAAANCCGGCAATGGAAAAAATAGAAGATCGTGGTGGTAGGATGTTTTGGTACGACACAAAATGGAAAAAATAAAAAAACATGATAAGTAGAAAAATTTTAGAAAATTGTCTTTTTTTGGATGTTGAGACTGCAACTGGATATCCTGATTTTGAAACACTTACACTGGAAGATCCCAGATTAGCTGAACTTTGGTCCAGGAGAGCTAAATATTACAGAACAGTCTACGAAGATATGAACAACCTGGATGATGGAGAAATCTATAAGGAAAAAGCAACTCTAGAGCCTGAATTNTCTAGAGTTGTTTGTGTTTCTTTTGGTGTTTTACAAGAAACTGGTCAGACGAGAATGACATCCTTTTATGGAGAAGATGAAGAGGATATACTTAACAAAACCTCTAAAGTATTCATCAATGCATTGGCTAAAAACATGAAATTAGCTGGACATAATATTAAGGGATTTGACATTCCCTGTCTCGGTAAGAGAATGATTTACAAACTAAGTTCACCAGTCCTTCCACAGAATCTTGTTATTTGGGACAAAAAACCATGGGAAATTCCTTATTTGGATACATCAGAGGTTTTTTCATTTGGTAGTTGGTCTCACCAAAAATACCTATCCCTAGATCTCCTTGCTTGCTCTTTGGGTGTTCCATCTCCAAAAGGTGATATGGACGGATCTAAGGTTAGTGAGGCATATTGGATTGATAAGGATTTTGAAAAGATTAAGGAGTATTGCGAAAGAGATGTACAGACAGTAATAGATGTCCTAGATAAGGTAGCTATCTAGAATTACTTTTTTATTTCCTTTTGGGGATTGTTTTGATATATAGAATCAAACAATCCCTTTTTTGTGGCATCAATATCAGATTTCAATAGCTTCGTTTTAAACGAAGAAAAGGTAGGATCCTTTTATAATGACGAGCTTAACCCTAAGTTTTGGGATAAGTACAAAAATAAAAGTGGTGACTCTGAATGGGTTTTTGATAGGATAGTTAGGAAGAAACTTTTAAAGATCTCTGACGATTTCTATGAAAAGTACAAGGATCTTCTTGGGGATCTCCCTATAGAGGATGTTCAATTAACCGGATCTTTAGCCAATTTTAATTACACAGATAAATCCGATCTAGATGTACACGTGCTTGTTGATTTTAACAAGATAAAATCTAAGCGTGATATATTAAAAGCTGCAGTAGATGGTGTAAGATTTGTATGGAATTTAAGACATGATGTTATTATAAGAAATCATGACGTTGAACTGTACCTACAGGATATACACGAGCCACATACAGCTTCTGGACTATACTCTCTCATGAATGATAGGTGGATACGTAAACCAAAGTTCGATCCACCAGAAGTTGATGAACATGATGTTAGAAAAAAGTTTGATGGATTTGCTTCTGAGATCAATCAAATGGAATCTAAGCTTGTTACATCTTCTTCTTTGCCTGATAATGCAAAGGAGATGTATAAAAGGCTTCTAAGAATCAAGGAGAAGATACAAAAAATGAGAAAGGATGACCTCGCCAAGGATGGTGAGTTTTCAGTAGGTAACCTAGCCTTTAAAATGCTCAGGAATGATGGATATATAGGTAAAATAATAGATTTGATCTCAAAAGCTTACGCTAGGATTTATTCAGAATAAAATTATAAAATTATGATATTAGTATTCAAAAAGGGATTGGAATATAAAGGAAGCATGAACGGTGCTCCGGCAGATAAAGATTCAAACATGTTCCCTTTAATGTCTGTTCCACTTGATATGAAAGGAGAAGAGACAGATTTAAACGATTTCCAGTGGTGGTCTTATACAGATAAGTGGAAAAAATGGCTGGATGCTAATCCTAGGGAATGGAAAGCTGAATCTGAAGAATCTAAATTTGACAAGGCTGAGCAAATTTTGGAGAGCATTGTTACTGTAAAAAACCCAGTTGGTGAATACGTTTCAGCTCAAATCGAGAGTTTATGGGAAACTGGATCTGTTATATCGTTTGATAATTACGCAAAATTATTGGAAGCTTCTGAATCCTCTGGGTCCAGAAACTCTGTAAAGAAGTTCATTAAATTAGGCTATGCTATCGAAAAATTAATAGCAGACGGTTCTCTATTAGATAGTCTAAAGATGGAAGATCTTGAGGACGGAAAAAAATATGCTGTTGTTATAGATCCTTTAACAGAGGAAGGAGATCCTGTACAAGAGGGAAGACAAGCCTTGAGAATTACTAAGGTTGGTGAATCTGCAGGTGTTATAATAGCTGATATGGACTACAGCCTCCCGATCGGTGATGTCAAAGACACTAAGTCTTATTTGGACGATGTTGTTGAGTTTGCTAAAGACGTTGCGATAGGTGGAGCTGGTTTAGCAGCTTTATATGGCGTTGCACAAGTTGCTGGATCTCTATTTATGGGATGGACATTATTCAAATCTGCTAGGGGAATTTATAAAAATTTCGGAAGAGCAAGACAAGTTCATAATGTAGTAAGATCTGCTGGTGGTATAAGAGGAGCTGCTACAACTGGCTTTAACACTCTTAAATCTTTTGCAACCAAGGCTTTTGGTAGAAGAGCAGGAGCGCAGGCAGTTGCAAATGCAGCTAGAGTTACTTTACCCTCTGGTGCTTTTGTCGAGGGAGGTTTAGCTTATTCAACCAGAGCAACCGGAAATGTGCTTCTAAAAGGAGCAGCTGAGCAATCTGTAAAATCTGCAGCAGCTAGAGCAGTTGCCCAGGGAGGAGCAAGAGCAGCTACTACAGTAGCAGGAAGAGGTGCAGCTGCAGCAGCTACTGCTAGTGGTGTTGTTGCTGCAGAGGCATCAAACCCAGTGGGGTGGATAATCGCAGCAGCTTCTGTTGTTGGATCTGGTGTAAATCAGGTTTGGAATTGGTTGAGCGATAAGCAGGCACCTAGGTATGGTGAAGTCGATGACTTTGCATATGGTGAATTTTCTCCCAAGTCTATCCCTACAGGTAGATCTATTACTATTTGTTGGACTAGCGACGGTGGAGCTGGTGGATGGGGTTTTGTTGTAGACCTTTTAACATTTGGTAAGGATGACACAAGAACAACTATGGAGTTGGTTAAGCTCGGTGAATATGATGACAGATCAGTATTCGTTCTTATACAGGTTAATTCTCAGATGTTTGAAAAAGTTATGGCTGACAACGATCTCGTTTTACTTTCTTTCTCAAATAATGATAAGTTTGAAAGAGGNTATCTGGACAATGACGACCTTGAATTCCAAACTGTATTAGTTCCGGATATTACTGAACTTACTATAGGTACCTCTTTTGTTGGTTATTCCTCTTGGGACGAAATGGAAGATGCTTATAGAGAAAGTCCAGACAGTCCGGTCTATGTACCAACTGAAGCCAGATCTGACTATCAATTCCACTATAAAAACAAAGATGGTAAGGATGTAAATGTTACGGGTACTCTAGTTAAAGAGAATGAGTTAACGGATGCTTATATAAATGAACTTGTTCCTGGGTCTATTGAAGGACAAACATCGGAGTCTTTGGAAGATAAACTAGAATATTCTAGATTGTTAAATGAGAATAAGGTACTTTCATTTAGTGATTTTTCAGCTCAATTAAATTCTACTATAACTGAAGCAGAAGATGATACTACGGATGAGCCAGAGGTTCCTTCCAATAAACCGGAAGTTTCTAACTATGAAACTGAATTAGATGGCGTTTTAGCAACTACCTCATCTATATCCCAAGTTTATTCACAGATACCTGTTATCTCATATAAGGTAAATTCAATCAACTTTGTTAATCCCGAAGAAACTGGATCTGCTGGTTCTTTCAGTTACTTCCTTATAGGTGAAGAAAGTATGAACCCATCTCAAAATCAACCTGTCCTGGTAGAGTCAGCATCTGAAGATTCTATAGTAGATCCAAGATTCGGTCTTAAAACTTACGTTCCCCCTGTGAAGGAGGAAGAGGTGGAAGACACGATAGAGGAACCTGAAGAAACATCTCCAGAGGAGAAAATAAATATAGAAGACGTTGACACTACTGGAGATAGAGTAGAAACCACAAGAGGAGATGTACAAATAAAAAGTAAATCTGGATCTCTAACTATAAAAGATAGAGACGTAGATGGAGGAATAAACATATTTGACGAATTCGCTAACGATGAACTTAAGAAGGAACTTAACATAGAAGGATGGGAAAACATTACTAGTGTTAAGGTTAGATATGATGATGAGGGAGAACCAAACAAGGTTACGATCAAAAACAGATTTGCTCCTAGTCTTACAAACAGAAGAAGAGTAATCAGAAAGGGTGAACAAGGATTTGAATCTGCCTTAAATTTCGCTAAGTCTGTAGAAGATGGTATATCTTTCACCGGATAAAAAAACGTCAAAATTTCCAAAAATGGAAATAGATATATAAAGTTAAATAATAGTAAAGTCAAGAAATGAACGAGTCTTTATTGAATGAAAATCTCCTTTTTATCCTGGAGAAGCAAGATAATAATCTTGATGTCTCAAAGGGAGTCTCAGATGATGGGTATGTACTTCAGGGTATTGCTGCTCAATTTGGGAAGGAGAATAACAACAACAGAATCTATGAGGAAGGCGAATACCTACCTCATTTAGAATATCTTAAGGATAAGATAGGTAAAAAGAGATTGGTTGGTGAACTAGANCATCCTGAAAAATTCGATGTATCTCTTAAAAACATCTCTCACGTAGTTGAGGATCTTGTTTATGATAAAGANGGAAGAGTATTAAACATTAAAGTTCGTTTGCTTGACACTCCAGCTGGACAAATTGCTAAAAAGCTAGTAGATGCTGGTATACCTCTTTCTATTTCATCTAGAGCAGCAGGAAACGTCGGACCTGACAAGAAGGTACAAATTAAAAAAATCTTTACATATGATCTGGTAGCTGATCCTGGTTTTCAGGACGCTCAGCTAGAAAGAGTATATGAAAGCGCTGGTTTCGATGCTTTTGAATTCGAGAAGAGATCAAAAAATTCGATTATAAACAACTTAGAATGTGTAAATGAATCACTAGGCATAGAAAATGAATCTGGTGTGAAGATATATAAAGTTGAAAATAGCGAAGAATTCGAAAAAATCCTTAATCAAGATAAAAATAAATCCACTATTATGGAGGCCAACAAAGAATATGTTACTGCTGACGAGCTTAATAAGTATTCTATCTTTTTGAAAAATAAGATGGATGAGCTTGAAACGCAAATTTCTGAAATGAAACAACAAGAAGCTCAGGTTACTGAAAGCGAAAATAACTCNGTAGATTGCAAAGCTCTGGAAGAAAGAGTTTCNAAACTAGAGAAATACTCNGAGTACCTTGCAGAAAATCTAGAAAGTGCTATCAAGTACGGTGAGTACCTTNCAGAAAATCTAGATAGTAGCATTACTTATTCTAAGTATTTGGCAGAAAACTTGGACAAGACTATTTCTTATTCTAAGTATTTGGCAGAAAATGTGGATAAGGGCATTTCATATTCAGAATACGTGGCTGAAAATGTTGACAAAGCAATCGACTACTCTAAGTATCTTGCAGAAAAAGTAGACGATGGTATACAATATACAGAATATGTGGCGGAGAATCTTGATAAAGGAATTGCTTATTCAGAATACTTGGCAGAAAAAGTTGACAAGAATATTGCTTATTCTGAGTACTTAGCAGAAAACTTAGATAAAGGTATTTCTTATTCTGAGTATCTTGCTGAAAATCTTGATAAAGGAATTGCTTATTCCGAGTATATCGCTGAAAAGCTAGATCAAGGAATCAACTACACAGAGTACCTAGCAGAGAATGTAAATAAAGGAATTGCTTACTCTGATTATTTAGCTGAGAAGTTAAATGGTAATATAGCTAATACAGAAGCTATTCACGAAAGCGTTAAAGCAGAAAAAGCACCTTCGTTAAACGAAAGCGCTAGAGAAAATGCTGTAACAGCTTCCAAAACAGAATTGGTCGAATCAGGTTTTGCTGGAGATTATGAAAATCTCGGAGGTAAAATTGATTCTCTAATTGAATCGGTCAAAACACAGAAGACTGAGGAAAATATAAACGAGGCAAAAACGAAAGTTGAGCCAACTGCTCAAACACAAAAAGCAGATGAGGCAATCAACGAAGCCGAAGAAGTAAAATTGGCAGAATCATCANGTCACAAATTTATTGATGAAATGCCAGAAGATTATGCTCCGTTATGGGAGTCTCTAAATGAGAGTCAAAAGCAATCAGTTATTGCTCAGTCTCACTTCTATAATTTAGAAACCTCATATCAGATCAAAAATTTCTGGTCAACTCGTCAGCTTGGTGCTAAACCAGTAGGACTTCAGAAACTTCAAGAGAGCCAAGAAACACCAGAGCCTAAGACGGCTACAACCCCTCAAGGGTATTCAAATGATTACCTTAATTGGGTCGCTAAGTCGCTCGAAGGTAAGTTTTAAAAATCTAAAAAATATAATAAAAAGATGAAACTAATCAACGAAGCAGAAATCTTCGAAACCTGGTCTCCTATCATTGAGCAGAAGGCAGGAATTCAAGATGCTGAGAAAAAAGGATGGTTGAGCAAGTATTGCCATTACCATTCATTAAACGAGTCTGCTGGTGCATATCAGTCACTAGCAACTGTAAACGGTATGGGTGCCGTAGCTCCACCCGCATACCCAGGTGGGTATAACTCAACTGGTGCAGCAGTAGGTAACCAAGCTAACGCAGCTTTCTACAACTCTGCTAACCAAGGTTCAGGAGATAAGTTTCCTTCACTTCTTCCATTGGCAATTCAGGTTGCTGCGAAGACTGTTGGATTCGATATCGTTCCTGTAATTCCTATGTCAGGTCCTACTGGCGTACTTTCTTACCTAGATTACGTATACTCAGGTGGTAAAATCAGCCCAACAACAGCTGGTTCAACTGCTGCAGATGCACTAGCAACTGCACCATCTATGATCAAGGTACAATTGACTACTCCAGCTGCTG